TTTAACTAATGGCTAGTACATATTTATCAAAAACATTTAGCACACCAACAAGTTCAAAAATATTTACATTTTCTTTTTGGGTAAAAAAATCACAAGGTTCTCAAAGTGATGATATGCACATTTTTAACAATTATGTTTCTGGTACATCAAGATTAACTTGTGCAATAGATGGAAATGAAAATTTTAAAATAGAAAATAATAATGGTGCATATAATTTAAGATTTATAACGGATGCAGAATATAGAGACGTTAATGGTTTTTACCATTTTGTAATTTCAGTTGATACAACTCAAGCTACAGAATCAAATAGAGTTAAAATTTATGTAAATGGTGTTCAAGAAACTTCATTTTCAACAGCTACATATCCATCACAAAATGATGATATAAAAGTACCAGACGGTTCTCATACAATGTATATTGGAACTTTTACAGGTTCAGCACAATTTTGGGATGGCTCAATGACTCATGTACATTTCATAGACGGCACATCTTATGACGCATCAACCTTTGGCGAAACAGATGCAACAACTGGAATATGGAAACCTAAAACTGCACCATCAGTTACTTATGGTACAAATGGATTCTTTTTAAAATTTGAAAATAGTGGTGCTTTTGGAACAGATAGTTCTGGTAATGGAAATAACTTTACTGTTAATGGAACAATGACACAAACAATAGATACCCCTAGTAATGTTTTTGCTACATTAAATCCTTTAGATAATTTTTATTCTGGTCATGGATTAACAAATGGTAATACAAGAACATCATCTTCAACATTAACTAATTATCAATCACCAATTCTTTCTACATTAGGTGCAGCAAGTGGTAAATATTATGCAGAATGTAAAGTAATTCAAACAAGTACAGCATATTCAAAAATTGGTATAGGAGCTACACAAATAACAGGTACAAATCAAGGATTTGGAAGTTTATCAAATCAATATGTTTATAATGGAGAAACTGGTGCTATAACTGGTCAAAGTAATGGTGCTACTTATACTGATGGAGATATTGTTGGTATTGCTGTTGATTTAGATAATAATAAATTATATTTTTCTAAAAATGGTACATTTCAAAATAGTGGCGACCCAACATCAGGTGCAACTGGAACTGGTGCTTCTTCAATTACAGCAGCATCTAGTACAGCATTAGGTTTTTATTTTTTTGGTTGTGGGGATATTGCTGGAGATAGTCCACAAGCAATTTGGGAATGGAACTTCGGCAATGGATATTTTGGCACAACTGCTGTATCATCTGCACAAAACCCAGATGATGGAATCGGTATCTTTGAATTTTCGCCACCCACAGGCTACAAGGCTTTATGCACAAAATCAATTAACTCCCAAGAATATGACTAATGTTTAAAAATAATAAATATAAATCTTGGCATGATGCAATTATTAACAAAGCATTGAATAGAAAAATAAAAGGCTATTCAGAAAAACATCATATCTTACCAAGATGTCTTAATGGTAAAGATAACAAAGAAAATTTAGTAGAATTAACTGCTAAAGAACATTTTATTGTTCATATGTTACTTTGTAAATTTACTAAAGGATTAGCAAGAAGAAGTATGTTGTATGCTTTTAAATGTATGAGTTATTATAAAAAAGATGGTAGAGATTATAAAATCAATTCAAGAATAGCACAAAAATTAAGATCAGAATTAAAATTTAGCAAAGAACATATAGAAAATTTAAGAAAGAAAAAACAAGGTAGAATTATACCAATATCAACAAAGTTAAAAATGAGTTTGCAACATATAAAAAATACATATTTAAAAGGTTACAATATTAACTTTAAAGATGGAGATAAACATAGAGTTGTCATTCATAAAGGAACTAAAACTAGTAAAGTTTATTTAAACCAATTAAAAAAATATTTGGAATTAGGTTACAAACTTGGTAGATATAGACCATACTTTACTAAAGAATATTCTGAACAAATAAATAAATTAACTCAAGAATATTGGAATAGGAGATTGGCATAATGGGAAATCAGATAAATAAACCAACAGATTATTTTAATACTAAACTGTACACAGGTACTGGTGCAACAGGACAATCTATAACAGGTGTTGGTTTTCAGCCAGATTTATTATGGATAAAAAATAGAGATGTAGCCTCACATGGTCATTTAATGGATATTATTAGAGGCAGTGGCACAAGACTTGTTACAAGTTTAACAAATGCAGAGGCAACAGAAAATAATATTACATCATTTGATAGTGATGGATTTACTATAGGAACAACTAATAATACTAATGTTAATGGAAGTGGTAATTCTTTAGTTTCATGGAACTGGTTAGCCTCAAACACAACAGCTTCAAACACAGATGGAAGCATAACCTCTACAGTCTCAGCATCAACTACAAGTGGATTTAGTATTGTGTCTTATACAGGAACAGGTTCTAATGCTACAGTTGGTCATGGATTAGGTGTTGCTCCTAAAATGATTATTTTTAAAAGTAGAAGTAATGGAACTAAAAATTGGATTACTTACCATGATGCTATTGGTAACACTCAAGCTATTTTTTTAAATTTAACACAAGCATCAGCTACAGGTTCAGATTATTGGAATAATACATCTCCAGATTCTTCTGTATTTACTCTTGGAAATAATGCTAATCACAATGAGTCAAGTGGAAGTATGATTGCCTACTGCTTCGCAGAGAAAAAAGGATTCAGTAAGTTTGGAAGCTACACAGGAAATGGAAGTACGGACGGAAGTTTCTGCTATCTAGGAATGAAACCCTCATTTGTTATAATTAAAAGAACTGATAGTACAAGTGATTGGGTATTATTAGATAATAAAAGAGATAGTTTTAATCTTATGAATAAAAAATTATTTCCAAGTAATTCTGATAGTGAATATTCTGGTCAAAATGCTTGTGATTTTTTATCTAATGGTTTTAAATTAAGAGATAATGCTACAAATGCTTTTGCAACTAATATTTCTGGTGCAACATACATCTACATGGCTTTCGCAGAATCCCCACTAGTCGGAACAAATAATACCCCAGCAACTGCAAGGTAATTCCTATGCAACTTTCAAAGCATTTTACTTTAGAAGAATTTGAAAAATCACAAACAGCTACAAGAAAAGGTATAATTAATAAAGCTGGTGCTGGAGAAATTAAAAATCTAGGCGATCTTTGTTATGAAGTATTAGAGCCTGTTAGAGCAAAGTTTGAAAAGCCTATTATCATCACATCTGGTTATCGTAGCCCAGAATTATCAGAGGCTATAGGTTCAAAAGCAACATCACAACATTGTCTTGGCGAGGCTTGTGATATGGAAATTATAGGAGTGTCTAATTTAGAAGTCGCTTTATGGATTCAAAACAATGTAGATTTTGACCAACTAATTTTAGAGTATTACACAGGAGAACAAAATAGTGGTTGGATTCATGTTTCATACAAAGATGGTTCAAATAGAAAACAGGTTTTGACATTTGATGGCAAGAAATATACAAATGGATTACCTGATGCTAAATGGTCAGGTGGAAAAATAACTAACTAATAGGAGAATATTATGCCAATGGGAAAAGGAACATACGGAAGTAAAAGAGGAAGACCAGCTAAAAAAAAATCTAAAATGATGAATAAGAAAAAGAAAAAGAAATAATGAACAAGAAACCAATATATGCTAAACCAAGACCAAAGAAATTAGGTAAGCCTAAATCTTTTAATGTGAAGTCTAAAGCATATAAATCAGCTAAAAGAAAAGCTGATAAAAAGTTCGGAAAGAAAGTAAGTCTTTATAAGAACATCTTTATTTCTAAAGCTATTAAAAAATATAAACCGAGAAAGAAAAAATGATTAGTGATGTTTATAATATACCATTTGGCTTATCCGTACAAAGAGGAGATGTAAATAATTTCCAAGCCATACAAAAATTTGGATATAACGGTTCAGTAGGAACATCATTTGAAACGATCTGGGACGGTGGGGGAGATTATACTTTTATAACTTCTCCTAGTACTGCAACTGCAACTTCATCTAATACTGTATCTGATAATAATGGAACAGTAGAAATACAAGGTTTGGATTCTAATTACGATCTAGCAACAGAAACAATCACAATAGGTGGCTCTGCATCAACAACTTCTTTTATAAGAGTATTCAGAGCAAGAATGATTAATGCTAATACAGGAGATACAAATGTTGGTACAATTACAATAACTGTTTCATCAACAACTTTAGCACAAATCCTACCCACATATGGTCAAACATTAATGGCTGTTTATACAGTTCCTAGAAACTATAATGCTTATTTAGTTCAATTAGATGTAGGTAGTTCAAAAGATTTAGAAAATGAAATTAAATTTAGAATTAAAGAACTTGATAATGGAAACTCTTGGAATACTAGATCATTTGTAACTACAAGAGGTGGATTTACTGAAAAAAACTTTCATGTACCAGAAATAATACCAGCTAAAACAGATATTGAAATGAGAGCAAAATCTTCAGCAACAAGTTCTATATCTGGTGGATTTGAATTAATCCTAGAGAAAGTGATTCAAAGCTAATGGCTAAAAGACCTAGAACAACTGGCGAACATATCGTATCGTTGTATGGTCATGTAACAGGATTAAAAAAAGATATTTCAACAATTAAAAATAACCATCTTGCTCATATGCACGAGGACATAGAGAAGATAAATGAAAAATTAGATAAAAAGTTTGATAGCCTAACAAATTTAATTATGTATGGTGTAGGTGCAGTAGCTTTATTGTTTATAGCCCAAGTGCTTTACTTTTTATCAAAATAATATACAACACATACTTGTATGAGTCATAAAAAAATTCTCGTAGTTAGTGATATGCACTTGCCATATCAACACAAAGACTCAATTAAATTTTTAAAAGAAATTAAAAAAGAATTTAAACCTGACACCACTATTTCTATAGGCGATTTATTAGACCAACACGCATTGAGTTTCCATGATTCCTCGCCAGAACTTTATTCTGCTGGACATGAATTAGATAAAGCAAAAGAATATGTAAAAGAATTAGAAAGTGTATTTCCAAAACTTATAGAAGTAGACTCTAACCATTCATCTATGATTTATAGACGAGCATTAAAACATGGATTGCCTAGAGCCTATTTAAAAGATTATGGAGACTTTTTAGAAACTAAAAAATGGAACTGGGTTGATGATTTAACTTTAACAATGTCTAATGGTCAAAGATGTTTTTTTACTCATGGTAGATCAGCAGATGTTTTAAAAGTATCGCAAACTATGGGTATGAGTGCAGTACAAGGCCACTATCATACAAAATTTGTAATATCTTGGTGGGCTAATCCTGATAATCTATTTTTTGGAATGAATGTAGGTTGTTTGATTGACCAAAAATCTATGGCATTTAATTATGCTAAAAACTTTAGAACTAGATTCATTATAGGCTGTGGAATTATAATAGATGGTATTCCAAGACTACTTCCTATGGTTTTAAATCAAAAAGGCGATTGGATAGGGAAAATTGTCTAAAGCAGATAAAACTCAAATAGGTGGTTCTCATTATAAAGATATGTCAATTCAAGTATCTGATTATGTATATTCTAATAATTTTAATTGGTATCAAGGAAATATAATCAAATATATTTCAAGATATAATAAGAAAAATCAAAATACAGATTTACAAATTCAAGATATTCAAAAAGCTATTCATTATGCACAACTTTTAATTGATAAGCTAAAAGAAGATAAATAATACAAATTAAAGACAAAATCTGCTTTAATATATCATTTAAAGGCTCATAGAGGCTCGTAGAGTGATGTTCATTTTAAAATTTGATAGTTTTGTTAATTTAACATATAGGATAAATAAAAGGCTCTAAATCGAATATGTCAGATAAATTTAATGTAAGCACTTGTATCTATTGTGGAGATATTGGAAAAGATAGACACCATTATAAACAATCTGTAGCTAATTCTGGGAGAAAAAGAAGTTATAAAAGAGATGAAGTTTTACCAACTTGCAGAGAATGTAATTCTTTATTAGGAAGTTCTAATCCTGAATATACTGAATGTTGTTATATTTTATATGATAAAGTTAGCCAAAGACATAAAGATATAATTTCTATGCCTGAATGGGACGAAGAAGAATTAAATGAACTTGCTGGACATTTAAAAAGACAAATAAAATCTAGCTTATCAAAAAAGAAAATACATTTAGAAAGATTAAATCAATTATTAAGTAATGCACAAAGCACAATGACTTATAATGAGATTGAAGAAATTATAAAATATGGTTGGTAATTATACTATTTTATTGAAAAATAAAAAATAAGGAATATTAGGGGTTAATGAAATTCCTATATTTAATTTATTCTTTCCTTGTGCTATATTGGTCAGCACTA